AGAGAAAAGGACTGCCACCGCAGATGGTAGGCAGTCCCAGTCTCCTTACGCGTACCCTCAGTAGCGTAAGCCTATGTATCTATATAGGTCGAGCCCCTAAAGTGGCTAAAAACGGCCTTAGAGCCTCTTTAATGGGCATATAATCGTATAGCCTATCCTTAGGTACAAACCAGGTGTCCTCATCTACCAGCTTATACTCGTCTATACGGCCTAAATAGACAGGGTAGTAACCGACTAAAAAAAGGGTACTAAGTGATGAGCCTTGCACTAGGAAAGCTACATCGCCATCACGATCATAAGTACGCAGTATTAGATTATTAGAGCGCGACCAGCGCACCTCGATATTATCGCCTACGTCAGCTTTATCCTTAAAGGTGTTAAGGCCGTTCCAGTCCATCCCTAATAACCTAGCTACAGCTATCTCAGCACCGTAAGCCATCTGCATCTCATACTTACGATCGTGTTCATTTTTCCAGGCGACAGCTCTCGTATGAGGGTTGTCCGTCTCCTGTGTTTTTTTTGACCACTCAATAAAGAAATCGGCCGCCTGTCTAGCTAATTTCATATCTAGTAGGTGTAAGGGTAGCGGTCTCATTTTTTCCAGGGTTTACCCTCTAAAGACATTGGCGTACATTGTTCAGTATATGGTTTACGCTGACAAAATAGACCCTCGTATGCCTTACCGCTATTACTTGTCCCAGCTCTGTAAATACGGCAGGCCATTTCTCGATGGTTGCAGTATGGCTCACCCTCAGGCGGTACTACTTTCGTAGGCTCACCATCTGGGCGCTGTTGATCTAGGAAAGCTGCTAGCTCAGCGTTATCAGTCTCTACAGGTTTAAGAGGTGGTACAGAGCGTAGAGGCGGTGTGAAAGGTGTAGCCACCGCCTCTACGCTCAAACCGTTACTATCTGCTCCCCATAAATCAAGAGCTACGCCAAAACGCATCGCAGCGTTTTTTATAGCGTCACTGATAGCAGTCTTTACCGCATCGGCTCCCTTTTGATGCGGCTCAGATGCACCGTAACCAATTCTAGTTACGCCGCATACTGTAAGCCTTATCCATAAGCCATTAAACTCATCTAATACAGGTGAGCCATTATCTGACATCGCCATAGGCTGCCAATACCACGCAGGATCTACAGATATAAGTCGATCGGTAACGACTGCGTGATTTATAAAATTATAGGATCTCTGTCCTACATTTTTTGCCTCTACTTGATCGTCTCTAAAAGGCGCTCGTAATGCTTTAGCTTTGTCCTCGTTCATTACTCTATCTCCTTTAGTTTTTGCGACTCTACATAAAAGTTTAACCAGGGCAGCGTAGTCACTCGATGATTTCTTATAGCCTCTAAAACGACCTCTCTACCATCTGGAGAGAAGCGTGTAGAGACGTAAGGAGCTTTATAATCTAATCCCATAAAAGCTAATACCTCACCTGTCATCGTGCTAAATATCTGATTTTCTGCCGTTATAGCTAGCGTCTCTGTAAATTTTTTACGAAATGAATCGCGGACTTTAGGTTCGATTTCTGTAGGAAAATTGTCAGTTATCCAGGCTACTAACGCCTTTTCATCAAGTACGACAAACGAGGCATCTTTACTAATTAAGGTAATTTTGGCTACCTCTTGATTATCGATTACCGCCTTAGTCATATCAGCGCCTACATTAGTTAGCTCATCTTTAGCTAATTCGCGTAAGGTGTTAGTAGCCTCTGTTACCGCGTCTTTAATAACGGTTAGTGCTGCTAATTCAGCTGCTATTTCTTTTAGATTCATTAGATTAACCTCACATAATGAGAGCCTAAACAGTGCAGACAAAATTCTTTCTTATCTGCAGCGAATCTCTCTTTTTTAATGTATGACCATTGGTCACGCCGTTTATTAGAATCAATGCTGCATAAAACCTTATCTCTTATAGCTATGTGTAAACGGTGTCCCATACCTACGTATATAAGTTTTACGTCGCCACTTTTCAAGCCATAGCCTTTATGGTTTTTATTTATAATGTTTTCTATTAATGTGCCGTTTAATACCTCTGGAGGATTCATTAAACACCTACTAAATCAGATATAGGTCTAATTTCTGTTAGATCGTCGACCTGGTATATAGATCCGCTAGGGTGTACAGATGGAGCAGCTACTACGTAACCGTTCCACTTAATGTCTACACCTTCACGATATTTACCAGGAAAGCTCATCTCAGAGCTAGCGTAATAGTAGTAATGCCAGCCGTTACCAGTGCGTATACGCCTGGTCTTTGTAAGTCCGTCGGTAGTACCACCATTACGTAGATCTACGTCTAGGACTACTAGATTAGATGGCTTACAGGCGATGCCTATGTTTATCTTAGGCTGTCTCTTAAACCACTCAGTAATAGCCTCTATATCATCTGTAGCGCTGTGTAAACCACGTGGCGCTAGACTTTTATGAGGCTGTTTAGCGCCTACACCTAAAGGTAAAATCTTTAAGCCTAGAGCTGCATAGGTTATAGCGTAATTTTGTATAAGTGTCATCGCTGCTCATTTCTTAGCGATGGATGCCTACGAGCTGCAACGCGACCACGTACGAATCCTGTTTGATGACCGTAGTAATGGCCTATGTAATAACCACAAATAAAGATAACTACAGCACACAGCCATATAAATAAATCTGTGTACTCTTTTACGAAATTAATCATTTCTGTCCCTTTGTCTGGAGGGTTGAGGGGTTCCAGACCCCTTAATGGTACTACTGCCTCCAGACACTGAGGCAGCGCGACACGCCAACCTCTAGGGTTACTTTAGGCTTATAGCCCAGGCTGTTTAGCAGCGCTGGATTACCTACGCGGTAGGCGACGCCTTTAGGAGCGCCTTCATCAACCTCTACGACTGGTTTATAGCCCACCTGACGAGCCACTAGGTTAAACAGCTCCATAAAGGTCGTAGGCCTGCCTGTCGATAGGTTTACGTTTATGCTAATACGATCTTTAGCCAATAGTAAAGAGGCCTCTACTATGTCCTCTATGTGGATCCAGTCCCTAGTAGTTAGGGCTGATCCCCAGATGGTAAAGGGATCGGCCTTACGACCAGCTCTTTCCATAAAGCTAGGAAATGGATATTCCAGGCTCTGATTCTCACCATAACCGCTGAAAGGTCTAAGTACAGTAACAGTTAGGCCTTCACGTCTTAGATGCTCGCAGAGCATCTCTCCAGTCAATTTAGCCCATCCGTAGGTATAGTCTGGCAGGCGTATATCTTTGAGGTTTATGTCGTTTTCTGTGAGCATCCTTTTTAGCTCTAGTGTCTGTAGCTCTACAGGATAGGCAGCGCTAGAGCTAAAGTAAAGAATATGTCCAGGCTGTGTACGCATAGCCCAAGATGCCATTTCGCTATCTATTGATAAATCCACCGCCAAAGATAGCGGACTACCTTCGATAGTCTGCCTACCTCCTACCACTGCCGCAAGATGTATCAAAAGGTCGAAATAGGTGTCATCACGTCTAAAGAAATCTCTAGCATCGATTCCGTCTTTTATGTCGACATATGTAACGTTATGATCTAATAAAGCGTATGTAAAATGACTACCTACAAAACCTCTGTTACCAGTGATTAAAATTTTCACGATAGCGCCACTACTAAGTCTTTATAAAACAGGCTGTTTATAAAATCCTCGTAAATTAATCTATCGTGGCTGTAATATTGCTCAGAGTTAACGCGTGCGTAATGGTCATCCATAGCACCCTTACTAGCTAATGGATGCATATGCTCGATTACTATGTTTTCTGAGTAAAACAGGCCGTTAATATCTTGTCCTAGTTTTTTCCAAAAATTATCTAGATACAGGTGTTTAGCTTTAGGCTGACACATACCTTTAAGGTTTTCTACGATGCCCCTGGTCATCAAACAGGCAGTAGGTAGATTAGCTCCTTGCAGTAAATCGTTACCGTAGGCTATTCCTTGTCTATTACCTGGTATTTGTAATGTTAAGAGGTAATCCCAAAAATCAGTACGTGGTAAGTGATCATCGCCCAAGAATCCAAAATAGCTATACCGATCGTATTTAGTATCGTCTAGTAACAGCATCGCAGCCATATTAAGAGGCTGAGCCATACCAGCGGCGGTTATGTGATTAGTTATTATATTTATGTCGTCTATCGCTTGATAATCGCGTAACGACCAGTCGTCTATATCGCAAACAAAATATAAGTCTGCTACAGCTTTAGTATCTTTCCAGGCTTTAAGAAGCCTTTTTGCGTTTTGTGGCCTTCCCCTGGTTGGTACAATGAATACACTTTTTTGCATTTTGTCCCTCTCGATCGTGGTCTTTGAGATGTGTGAAAAGCATACGCCTTAGCTCACGTAAATCGCCTAACACTTCCTCAGCAAAACCGTTAGAGACTGGGCGGCTATTCTTTTCTGCACGTGAGGCGAATATAGCGGCTACCCCTGATATGGTCGCAGCCGCTATAACGCCTAGCTGAATTAAAAGACTATCCACGTCCTAAAGAATCCTTAGGATTTAGATACCGCATAAGAGGCGGTAATACGGCAGCTGCCGCAGCGCTAGTTAAACCTTTTATGGTTACGTCGCCAGTAGCTAAGTAATAAGCTAAAGCTGCGCTAAGCGCGGCGCGAGCCCAGGAAGCCGCCACCTCTTGCGCTGTCTTGATCTGTTTTTTCTGGTTCGCCTTCATCGGTCTCCATTTCTAAACCTCTTATCAAGGTCTCGACTTGCACTGCATTTAGAGCTATCTCAAAATGCATCTCATCCTTACGGTTACGATAATTACCGCCCCATCTTAGACCATACTTACGGCATAAACGGTTAATTACTTTTACTTGTTCCTCGTTAAAAGTACCTACAGCCGCTAGAGGATGTTGAGTAGCATTTAGATCTATAGCTGTACCGCTACTGTGATTAGAGACTACGGTGTTAGATCCTCTGACCTTGCGATAGCAATAGCCCCAGTCGTCCAGGGTTTTACTTTCATCTATAGGCTCGACTAGCTTATGAAATTCTGCAGCAAAACCAATTAGTAAAGGCGCTACAGGTTTAGCTACACGTAGCTTTAGATCTGTACCAGGGACGCGCTTACGAACTATGTTAATCGCTTCTGCATCTGCAGAGGCAGGCCATCCGTTAGCGCTTTTTTCCATAGCTATAAGCCTACAGCCTCAAAGTCGTCTATTTGATCGTCGATAGTTCTAGTTATGGGATAAATGTCGTCTACCATAGACAGGAACTATACCTCAAGATGGTTACAGTGCTGATTCTTGAGGAACTATCCCTCAAGATTATGCTAGAAGCAGTTTAGCCTCATCCTCAGTAATCCCTAGCCGATCAAGCAGGGCTGCCTTTTGAGCGGCCTTTGCTTCCACTTCGGCTCGGCGTTGGGCTGATTCTGCTTTATCGGCTTCCCATTGAGCAAGTTCATCTTCGGTCATATCGCGTTCAATAACTTCGCCTGTTTCAGCATTATGTATTTTAATTGTTGCCATTATTTAACTCCGTAAAGTATGTAAGTGCCGCCGCTAAAGGTTTGATTTGTAAGTAAATTAACTTCCGTAATTGCATCGTTTTGATAATAATAACAATGAACTGTATATGATTCTTGGGCGCTGTTTGTGTTAATGTATTGAGATTGAATTATACCTGTGTGTTTTTGTGCTACTGAATAATTATTTAACCTAAAAGTAAATTGATTATCAGCATCAGGCGAATCAATATTATTGGCGTTGAACTTAAAAGAAGTGCTCACTGATGATACTTGCACTTGAGAACCGCCAAAAGGGTAATAATCGCCTAAAATGTAATGACGATTGGAATTGGAATCGTTATTCATTCTAATAGACATTTCACCATCAGCATTTAGCGCTAAATCTTTGATGACTAAATAAAGGTCAGTATAACTGCCGCTAATTGAAGTTATATTGACTGCGTTGCTACTAAGTGAGCCTGAAGCAATACTGGTATAAGCACCGCCAGCAGCAGCAGCCTGCCATTTAAGCCCAGTAGTTTCCGCAGAATCCGCTACAAGTGTGTGGCCGTTTGTGCCTACGGCTAGGCGTGCAAAAGTATCCGCACCTGTTCCTACTACTAAATCGCCTTTAGCATCTATCGCAGTAGCCATAGAGTTAGTAATAGTTACTGTGCCGCTAGTGCCACCGCCGCTGATACCTGTACCAGCTGTTACGCCCTCTATATCGCCTGTCGCGCCACTTGCTGCCCACGCGCTACCTGTGTAATACCAGAGACTATTATTATCTTTTGTGTATGCGAACTGTCCCTCTTGCGGTGATGTTATAGCAGCATCTCTAGCAGCTTCACTAGCAAAAACTAAGACGCCTTGCATTAAATAGCCATTTACGTCCGCGGAGGTCAGTACCTCACCTGTCTGAAAATTCTTAAATCCTAAACCTGCAGCCATTTATATCTCCTTAGTAAGCGAGCGAGTCCTCATCCAGTAGGCCATCTACTAGAGAGTCTAGCACGAACCCACTCGCGAACGGTTGCGCGGTGGTAAAAGTAGTATTAAAAGAATTAGGGGTAATGTCATAAGCGACGCCAGTTATTACCGTATCGCTCTCTACGTTGCCACCTTGCAGCACCTGTATTACGGTAATGGGATCATAGACGTCTAGCTCCAGAGCTGCAGTAACGCGGTCTGGGCTAGCACCATCATATGCATCTAGGGTTAAAGATTCCAGGCGTAGGTCTGCTCCTACCTCCTGGCGACTTGCTACGATCATAAGCGCCTGATTTAAGGCATCTGTATCGGTCTGTGCTATAGAGCTGCGATTACGGCTATGCTTAAAAAATGTATCTATGCTGTCTACGTTATTTACCGTCTGAGGTGTACCGCCAGTACGTGTAACAGTGCAGCTATTTATAAGTCCAAAATCTGATAAATCAAAAGCTACTTTTTGATAGGTAATAGTGCCAGGTAATCCAGTATCGCTAAAGACAGTAGACGTACCGCCAGAGGCTGTAATTATGTCCTCTCTAGATCTAAACGTGGCGTAGCCTTGCTGGTTGATATAAAAGGCTCCTAGATCTGTAGCCTCTACTGTCTGACAGGCTGATAGAGCTGTCCTAGTACTGCCTGTATCTGCCTGTACGGTCGTATCTGCAGTCGTAGATATAAAGCGCATACCGCCAGGCCACTCAGCGGCGTCTAAGATGCTCGTAATTCGCTGAGCTGTAGTCTGCCCAGCTGTCCCACCTGTAACAGTTGATATAGACGCTAGGTTTAATAATTGAAAACCATCAACGCAGTTAAGATCTACAAAGGCAGGATCGAATCCTGTAGGACTACTGTATTTCCAGGACTGTACGTACATAGATCCTAATGCGTACTCTTGTCCTCCAAAAGTACCTATAAATCTAATCTTACGCATAGGTAATATTTTTCCGTATAGTGGACTTAAAGTATTAGCAGGGTTAAATAAACCTGTCTCATCGATTAGGCGTACCGATGCAGTACCAGCCGTAAAGCTGTCAGAGGTACGATTATAGGCGCGTCTTATGCCAGTCTTAATTACGTACTGGCTTACGTCTACGATTTCAGATGCGCTCGTACCTAATACAGACTGGTCTAGCGGTGTAGATGGATCATCTAAAACTAGGCTAGGGTCAAAGTTAGCACCGTTGCTAAAGTCGATAAAACAGCTAAAAACAGCGCCAGTACTCATATAGCGCTAACGATTAAATCATTACCTGTTCGCTGTGTCTGGTAGACAGCATCCGTTACCGCAGCTACTAGGTCATTTTGTGATAGTAAAGATCCTTCTATATTTACGTTTACTACTACAGGCTCAGAGCCTCTCGTATAGTAATTTTGCATAGCAGTATATCTATCGGCTGCTAATTGATTAGTCATAGTATTTTGATCCGTTACGTCATTAGCCATCATTTGATAACGAGCGCCAGATAGATAATTAGTTAACTGATTTTGTGCTTGAATTTGACGTGCCTGTAAGTCATAACGTGCAGTGGCTAAAGAATTAGGATCTAAGCCAGACGGTAAATCTGCTAAATAATTAGTGGTTAATGCATTTTGGTTACCGATAATTCCTGTAATAGCCTCCGCTATAGCACTAGAGCTAGTTCCAGGCATCGGAAAAAATCCCCCTATGCTATCACCTCTACCAGTACCAGCCTCCTCGTTTCCAGCATTTATATATCCTCCTGGCACAAATTTACCGCCGCCTGGAGTTGCCGTCGCCGTATTGCCTGCTGCTGGGACATTAGGTACGCTTATAGTCGCGCCTATGTTAATCGTATATTTACCCTCAATAATTGCTTTTAGTTTTGCCAAAATGTCATCTAGATTATCTGTAAATTTTATATCAGGTTTAAGAGCTGCTAAGGCGTCTATAGATGCTTTATCAGAGGCAAAACCAGCTGTTTTTAATAGCTGTAAAACTTTTTCTAAATTCATCGCATCGTCATAGCGTCCCTCAGTAGCATCCTTTAGAGTTTTTATAGCCTCCTCGTCTGTCTGATAATCTGAAATTTTAAGCGCTGATAATTGCAATACGCGGTCTCTATCTGTCTGTGAAAGTTGACGACGTAACGCAGCCTGTAAATTTATAGCATCTATGTCGAACTTAAACTGTATAGAGTTACGTAGTCTTTCAAGATCTGCGCTGCGCTTCTTATCTGCAGCCGCTGCCTTTTCTTTAGCCTGTAATCTTTTAAGATCTGCGGCGCGTCGTTTAGCTAATAATGCCTCAGCCTCAGATAGTTTAAGTAGTTTGGCTCTATCAGATAATTCTTTTTCATATGCCTCGGCTTGTTTCTTTCGCGCGGCATTTTCTTTAGCCATTTTGTCCGCACTAGTCCCCATAACAGGATCTAGTCCTACGAGCCAGTCTAAGCCTGTCAATAAAAGTTTTATTACAGGGTTTTTAGCTAATTCATCTAATTTATTCTGAAAACCCTCAAAGGCTCCGACGGCATTACCTAAAGCTTCTCCTATAGTTGTACCGAGAGCGATCATCTTGCTCTGAAATTCCTCAACGCTTACGCCTGAGTCCTCTAAGCCCTGTATAAATCCTTTACCTAAGGCTACCTGCGCCTCCTCAAAACCTACTTTTATCTTTTCTAATTTATCTGCAAAAGTATCAGCCTGACGAGTACCAAATTCTCCCTGTAAACGCGCTAATAATTCTGCAAACGTTTTACCTTCTACGTCAGCCTTCTCAAAACCTATACGTAGTCTTACGAGAGCGTTATAGTCACCTACAAAAGCGCGAGATAAAGCGTTAGTCACCTGCTCTAGCTCTAAACCCTTACGACCACTTATCTCAACTGCTAGCCCTAGTAATTTTTGAGCATCTGTTAAAGTGTAAGTCGTAGCTACTAATTTCTGTAGAGATGGTATTAATTTATCCTGCGATGTACCAGTAGCTAAGGCTAGACTACGTGTAAAATCTGTAGCTAAAGAGGTAGCGAAAGCAATACCTAATGTGTTTAATTCAGATTCTAATCTACGCGTGGATTTCTCTAGCTCTGCAAATTGTTGTGTACTCTTTTTTACAAAAGTGACTAGAGCAGTAGTAGTTAAGGCTACGCCTAAAGCTTTACCGAACTTCTGCAGGCTTTTTACAGATTTCTTAGTATTTTTATCTAGATCCTTAAAACCTTTATCTTTGAGCCTAGTGATAAAGTCAACCGCAACCTCTTTACGCGCCATAACCATTATTTAGTCCCCTTAACGAACTTAAATAATCTAGTGTTTATTACGTTAGCTATATCTCGTCGCACTTTGTCGCCTAACTGCGCCTCTGCTCGATATATGAGGCGATAAGGATTACCAGCCACTTTAGGAAATAATACTCTAAAGTCCTCTGGAGCTTTATAGTTACGCGATACGTTTTTAGTCTTTTTACGCGATGATTCTTTACCTGCTCCTGCTAATTCATAAATAGCACCGCCTGGCGCACTATTTACTAGAGCTAAAGCTGCTACCGCTACTTTATTATAGCCAAAAGGTACTTTATTTTTAGTCGTACGTCGTATTTTTATACCTCTAGTTACTACGTCAGCCTGCCACGTCCATCGCAGAGGATCTCTAGATCTATGTATTTTATCGTCTATCCACGCAGGCGTAGAGTAAGTAGGTGGCTCCTGTTGAAATACGTCCCTGCCTTTATATTGCACGCTACCAGGTACGAAAGTTTTAGCTAAGTCGCTCATAGGCTTAACAGCTTCTTTTAGACCTTTATCAAAATCTTTACGTAGTTGCGGACTAATTTCTTTTAGCTGTTTTATTAATTCTGCAAAATCATCGATAAGGATGGACTCACTAGCTCTAGCCACTAGCGCCTCCTTTTCATCGTGCGCGGTGTATTACGCGCCTGAGCCTGCTCTTGCAGGATAAACTTTATCGCTGCATATATAGCAGGGTCGCATTTTAGTAGCTCATTAGGTGAGATACTTGTCGCTACCGACACAGCTGCGACCTCCCATATGTCGCCGCGTCGGTCTATCCATTTTTTGAGTCAATAACAAAATCTACATCTTTATACTGAGCTAAGAAATCCTCATCTAATGCCGCTGTAGTTTCACCTTTAGCAGTAATTAAATAATGCGCGAACCACCATAAATCACTTTCACGCTGTTCCTCAATTAGTCGCTTACGCCATCCAGTCTTGAAGTGACTCTCGAAAGCCACCTTAGCCGCTGGCGTAAGCTCGTAATTTACCTCTTTACCGTCTTTTTTAGTTACTTTAATTAATTGCGTAGCCATTTATGTCCCCTATTCTAGTTAATTAAGATGTAGCTTTAGTTAGAGCAGTTACTGGAAGCGTAATAGATGCAGTCATTGGCGCATCTAAACTAGCATTGATGGGCTGCCATTGTGCTACCAACACAGACATAGAGTAGCGAGGGTTAGTCGCTGTTACAGTGCCTGAGACTGGTATTAGTTGTAGCGCTAGTTTTGTACCTAGTGCATCCTCAAAAATTGAGTTAACGCTAGATGCAGCGAAATCGTTGAACACTTCAAGCGTAACGCTTGGGCGTTCGATCCCACCTATCAGATTTTGGACCTGATCGGTCATAGCCGTTATTTCCACGGCGTCAATTTCTCGCGACAGGCTGACCGCGCTAACGAAAGTGGTAATAGTTGTAGTGCCTGCGACTACAGCTACTTTATTACCCATAAAGATCGCCATTTATTTCTCCTTTTATTTAGCCGATCAATTCGACATTATACCGATACGCAAGGTAATCGATACTAGCCACCTGTACAGATCCAGCGGTAGCGGATGTTACGCGCAGGGTTTGGACAGCGCCGCTAAGTGTTGCATCTGCCTCGATCGCGGCTTTTACCGAGGTAGAACCTGTTGACGCTAGATAACCGTCTAGCTTTGTCTGTCCAGCTGACTCGCTCATACGTCCTACAATTAAAAGTATTGTACAGGTAGCGTTATCAAAACCACGATTAAAGGTGGCGTCAAAATTGAGATCTAACTGACCTACTACTGCACCTGGGACGTTAACAGAGTCTGGAATATAATCGTAAGTCTTTAAGCCTGTAATAGTTGCTAGTCGCGTTTTAAGATTAGCGCGTACTGTCGATGGAACCATTAAGCTACGACCTCTTTTTTATAAGCTCTTACCATCGCAGTAACGTCTCGACCTAGAGGACTCATACGAACAGCTCCTAAATCTCCTAGACCTAAGATGCCGCCTGGAGAGTCTTTACGCTTATATAAGTCAGCTGTAAGTATCTGACAGGCTGTCTCTATGTCATCTGGGACGCTAGGCCATCCCCATCTAGCAGTAACCTCAACACCTGGACGCAGACCATTACTAAAGAGTCCAGGGAATATAGGCCAGACATAAGTAGTGTTAACCATTGTCAGTTGAGTAAAAGGTCTACCTAAAGATGAGGCCGTAAGTGGATCTAGTAAGAAATCTGTATCCACCGTTAGCGTGGTCTCAAAGACGCCATCTCCATCGTCGTCTATCTTAACTACGAGACTGCTAGACGTTCCAATATCATCGACGTAAGTAAATAGCTCACTATAAGCGCGATATTTACGCGCCGAGGCAGTGCTATCTAAATAAAAACGTCTATTAGCTATGCGATCAATACTGCGAGAGGCAGACTCAATAAGTCCCTCTAATAATGTATCGTCTGAGCTATCTGTAATACTTAAAAAAGTTTTCATCGCGTTAAGCGTCGTGTAACCGTTAGTTATAGCCATCCAGGAGCCTCATCGTCAATAGGGACAGGTATTTTCGAGAATAGGTCATTACTAAAGTGTTTTCTAATATCACTCATAGCACGCCCCTTAGATCCTGGATGGTTATAACCACTGGGAGGCCGTAGCCTCCCAGATGGTTTTCATTACGTTAAATTAAAACGTAGGGCTTTGGAGGCCAGTTCCGTTTATTTGTGCAAAAGCTTTTGGGTACCTTAAAGAAGTATAGGCAAACATACCGTACATAACGATATTTAGCGCGACCTTTCCATTTGGTTCCTCAAACGTAACGTATGTCGGACTACCAGTCTCCTCGAATAGGTGAGACTCGTTAAGGTCGACGATATGGATAGTGTCTTGGTTAGTACCAGTTCCAGCCGCAGTAGTGATGTTTGCGTCTGTGATGACTGGTAGACCGAGAATCGAATAACCTGAGTTATTACCGTAGTTAGGGTATCCCTCACCTGAGCCAATGGCATTTACAGGATTATACGCAGTCGGTACGACTAGCGGACGACTCTGACCATCAAGACCAGCAAGTAGGAAACCTAAACGACGTGGATGCATAATAATCGCGTTAGGCGATGCGTAGATATTGCTTTGGATTTGTTGAATTGCATCTGCGAGCTTTGGATATAGGCCTGCGACTGTACCAGTGGTAGCAGTGTAGGTTACTAAGATTCCTGTGGTCATATTCTGGATTCCTAGAGGTTGTCCATTAGATCCACTTCCATTAAGTAGCAAGTTATCTAGCTCTGTGTGATATGCACGCATCAAGTCAGTCAATACGATCGACTCTAGGTTATATCCACGTAGTAGCGCTTGCTTGGAAACGCTGTTTTGACCTGCAACAGTATTTACGTTAATTGTAAGTGTACTGTCCTGAGGATCTGTAGATACAGCCGCTGTGTTTTGTGAAGTTTGAGCGGCGACGCCTGTACCAGTGCCAATTAGAGACAGCACGACCGACATACCCTGCGGTGGCAGCGTGTGACGACGTGATGCATCTGCAAAAGGACGACCAGCGCGTAGCTTAGGCGCATATAGATCTACTAAATATTGTGGTACTACTAAACCGCCAAAATTGGAGGTTCCAGCTGCGCGATACTCTACGTTCATCTCTTGCTGATGGCGGCGAATACGATCTGCTGCATCTACGTCAGTATTGAAATGAGCTTTTACGGCATCACTTAGGAAGCTGTATTCGCTGCGCTGTGAATATGTAACAGGTTCGCTAACTACTTTAATAGCCTCGCGCTTTTCGCTAGCTGGCTTTGTACTATCTACCTTAGCGGCTAGATCTGCAGCCTTAGCGTTACGTAGTTCCATATCTGAAATCTGCTCGATTCTTTCGTCAAGCTTCTTTACTTCTAAATTAAGAGCTTCAATATTAGCTAGCTCTACTTCTGTCACGTCGCGAGTTTCATCTGCGGCGCGGTCTACGATCGTCTGGATCATAGAGGTCTTGGTCTCGCGCTTTTCGCGTAGACCGTCTAAAAAGTTATTTCCCACGTTTTACTCTCCTAGAATAAAAGTTAATTATTTGTCGTAGAGGTGTCGATCTGTAACGTGGCGAGGTGTCGCATTATGCGAGGTGTCGCACCTGTTAAATCGAGGTGTCTTACTCTATGAATATCTTACTATATTTTGCGTAATAGTTTTAGTATTGCTAAGGCTCTGTCTGTCCTATTTTCGTTTTTCTTAGCTATGTTATCTGCCCACGATTTACCAGGATCTCCACCCCATAGAGCCCAGGCGATACGACCATTACTAGGGTAGCCATCCTCTCCTGGACTAAAGCCTTTACCTTTTTTGTCTACTTCGTGACGAGCAAAAAAAGACCTCATACGTAATACAGTCTCTAAAGGTAAAGATTTACCACCTGCAATATCTCGCGCTCTGGCTATTCCTACAGCTGTACCACCGCGCCCATATTCTTTACGCCAGTCTAATCCGCGTTGAGCCTCAGCTCTCATAGATGCAGTAGGTTTATAGCTTTCCTGACGTTGCGCCATAGGCTGCCAGGCATTACAGTAATAATTAGCTGCTATCTCATCGTCCCATTTAATGCAATATCCCTCGACGTTGAAACCGCAATTACCGCAGTTACGACCCTCTGGGACATCTGGACTATCGGCAGGTCTGTAATTATCAGGTAAAGCTCTTTCGCCATACTCAGCTATATTTACCGCTGTTAATTGATCCTGCGCCTGCGCCTCTGTCCTATGACAGCCGATAAGCTCATTATTAGAGTCTTTTACGACTGCGTAACCATCGCACTCAGGATGACTATTTACGATGCTGTATGGCATCTAAAATCGCCTTAGCTGCATCGAGTCGAGGTGTGCCTATTGGCTCCTGAGAGCGTACGCCGTTAACAGTTGCTAAATCTCCATAAGCTCCAAAAGTAACTAGCGATACCTCTGCTAGATGAGCCTTTAATCTTTCTATAACGCCATCTGCACGCTTACGATTTTTAATCGGCATAAAACCTATAGAGAGCTGGTCTAGTGCGCCATCCTTAACTAGCTCTAGCGCATCGTCTCCCTCGCGTGTGCGACTTACCTTAAATTCTGCGTAAAGTCCCTGGTCTGTCTCACGTAGGAGCGTGGCTCGTCCTATTGGACTTTTCGAATCGTGGTTACGTAATAACTTAACTCGATGGGCTGCCTTAATAACGTCAGCAAAAGCGCCTCGTCTAAATACCTCAGTAGTGTCACCGCTTACGCGTTGCTCTTTGTCATAAGGTACAGCGATACCATAAATGGTACGGCCTCCATTTTCATCCTCGCGGATTTCTAGATCTAATGCATAGCTGCGGATTTCATTAGTACTCATACGTCTAATTCATCCTCCTCGTCATATTCTGGAGCCTCGATAGTGTCTATAGGCTCATCATCTATACCCTGGATAGGGTCTCTATTTTCCATATCTCTCACCTCGTCTACAGTTAAGAAGCCGTTAGTAAGACCTACTGCGTGGGCTTGATAACGCGATAGCGTATCTGTACGTAATAGCGTGTCGTAATTAAATTTAGCTGTCTGACCTCTTACTAACAATTCCGATAACGCCTGCTCTATTCTTTCTGCGATCGGCTGTATTGACCATCGTACTAACTGTAGATTTTCTTGCTCTACGTTAGCGTAAGTACGAGAGCTATTAGGCGCACCTAAATAATATGCTGGTAGTCCTAGAATATTGGCAGCCTCTGTAAGTCCCTGTATCTGCGCCTCTATTAATTGAGACTCTTGCGCGTTAGATGAAAGTATCTCAAAATCTGTAGTCGAATTTAATACTGCAGGCTGGCGATTACGTCCGCTATACATAGATAGCCACGCTGTTTTAAGAGCGTCTGCCTCCTCCTGTGTTAGATCAGGATTACCAGATTTAATTACAGCTGTAGGATTAACACCGCCATCAAAGTAACGCGATGCGTACTCATTAATAGCTATCTCTTTACCTATTGCCTGTTTTTGTGTCTCTACTATTCCTCGTCCAAAAAACTCACCAGGTAACGTAAAGTTTTTAATATGTAATATATCGTCTGCCTCGTAAACTTGCTCATCAATTCTATAAACTATGCGACCATCTACGCGAGTAAGATTAACGCGATCGATAGCGACAGGGTAAAAGAAATCAGGTAAGCCATTAGCGCCACGTTCACCTAGTACAGCTATGTAATTACCATCTAAAATTAAAGAGGCAGCCATAGCGCTAATAGTTTCGATGCGCGTCTCTTGCGGATTAGGTTTAATTAATATCTGCGGTGTTGGTTTAACGATACGTCCATTACGGTAACTATGTAGACCTAGTGCGCCTATAGCATCTGCGATTAATGTAACACCGCGATAAATTGCTGGTACGCCTAGCGCTGTATTAGTATCGACGTAAGTACCTGACCAGTTAGCCTGGAAAGCTCTACCTACTCTACCTAGCGAATCTACGTAGCCAGATGATGTATAGACTACAGACGGCTGTATCTGCCGTTTAAGTAGTCGTCCTAGCATTATTTATTCCTTTTCTCCATAGCAATACCAAAGAGCATTAGAAAAGACCCTCCTAATACTATCGCAGATGGCGCATAAATTAAGTACGCACCTGCGGTTATGGCTATTGATCCTAAAAGCTGCAGCGTTAGCGGTATGTATTTCATTAGTAGATCTTGCTCCTTTGTACTGGCATCTCTATCGGTTCGTTTACTACGCCGTATCGTGCCAGTGTTGCAGCGACCAGCGGCGTAATGTTATTTGTGCTATTTCTCGACCAAGCCCAGGAATCACCTAAAGCTCTTTTACTAGATCCTACGATAGCCTGTCTTAGATTAGGGTCGTCTAGGTGACAGATGCTTTTAGCCTGTACCGCATCGTAAAAGGATCCGCAGGCTCTGGCATAGTCTCTAAGACCTACGCTAATTACGCCTACCCCTGCGTTTTCTAGCTCTCCTATCATTGATGACGCTGGAGATCCATTATCTATAACTACTGGCGCGTTCCATTTTTTAGCAATTTCTATAAGGCGTGGTAATACCCAGTTAGCGCCGTCTTTAGCCTCGATTATTTCTACTGGCGTCTTTTCTTTTACTAAACCAGAGGCGGCTATAGAGGACTTATCCCGCTCTCTAGATATATCTACACCTAAGACAATTTTATTACCTATAGTTATATCGGTACGAGCCAGACTATCCCATAGATCTACGTCTATTACAGCTACGGCCTCTCTAGCAGGCCATACGTTTAGCCACTCTTTAGTAAATATCTCTGGGCTGTTTGTGTTAGCAGCTTCTCTTACAGCTTCTATTAACACGCCATTAGATTCACCTAAAGAGGGTATCGACTGCGCCCATACTGACTCATCCATATAGTCGAATTTCTCCTCGCGTGGACACCACTCGAACCAGGCTAGCCGCGTCTGTTTATCGTTTATGTTCGCGTGAGCTACCTCGCGGTAATGCTGTAATAATTCGCTTTTACCAGGTATACCAGCATTAGACAGAATCCATAACTGTCCATCTTTACGAGTAGCTAGCGTAGGTTGCAGAGATGCTATAAGGCTTAGAGGATGCATAAGAGCTTCATCGATGACCATAAGATTAAGGCTCATACCACGCGCACCCTTATCGTTAGGCGTTACTATTCCATACGTGGATCCGCTTTTCATATATAGGCGTTCGCTACCATTTATGTAACTAATTCGATGTATGTGTTTAGCAATAGCTGGGCAGCGCTCAAAGCTGTTTATATGCTCCTGCCATTTCAGCTTAGCCATATTACGATCCTGCGCTGTATAAGCTACGTGATGACGAGGCTTTAATAGCTCATAAGCAATACGCGTCTCTACTAGCTTAGACTTACCAGACTGACGACCTACAGCAACGCCTACAGTCCTATACCAGTAATGTCCGTCTACCTTTTCTAAAGCGGTGTCTGCTACTTGCTTTTGCCATTGGTAAAGGCTAAATCCCATTAGGTTAGCGACCTTCTCTAGCTTGTCACCATCTGTAGGTAAGGCTATATCTCTATCAGTAGCCCATCTAGGAGGACATACGGTTGCTAAGTCCATAGCTCATCTATTGAATCAGTAGGAGCTATTTTAGACCAGATTTCTCTAAGCTCTTTAGATATGGCTGGTATCGAATTTATACCCTGGTTACTTTCCTCTATCTGATCCCAGGCAGCGGTAAGACCTAGTAGCATCGTGCGCGTGACTGCATCAATGTCAGTACGACCCTTTAGCATCCGCTTCATAGCTCTTACGTGTCTACCTGATCTACGTCGCCTACCACTTACGGCTACGTCTAACGGCCTGTCTGATTTTGTTACCATAAATCGCCCCCCTCGAATAATTACACTTACTACAGGCTGGTCGCAGTTGTCCGCGCCAGAGTCGCATATCTGTAACCGTATCTACAGGAGGGTCGTGATCTGCAGTGGTCGCAGGTCTGAGATAACACCAGTAGCAGGTCGGATTACTAGCCAAAATAATCTTTCGAGCTTTTTTATATTCTCGTCCGTATTTAAGATGATGCGGATGTTTCATAACTTTTTGTTATTTATTATTAAGTTTTCCACAGCTCGCGTTATCCACAGGGGGGAGAGAGAAACGAACAC